CTTAAGAAGAACTTTCTTGATAATACTCCCGCATTAAAACACTTGCGTAGTAAGGTTGCAGACTCCAGTAAGAAGGGGTGGGTGACAGGACTAGATGGTAGAAAGCTACACATACGCTCAGAACATTCAGCACTTAATACTCTATTGCAGAGTGCAGGTGCAGTTGTTATGAAGAAAGCGTTGGTGCTACTAGACGAATATGCAAAGCAGTACAAGATAGATTATAAGTTTGTACTCAATGTACACGATGAGTTTCAGTGTGAGGTCAGAGAGGACCAAGCTGATTTCTTCGGTGGTCTAGCGGTAGGAGCTATCATCAAAGCAGGTAAATCTTTTAACTTAAACTGTCCATTGGACGGTGAATATAAGGTAGGTAGAACGTGGCAACAGACACACTAGTAGACGATATATATCGTATGATAGACACCAAAGAAATTCCTGATGGTGTACCTATAGAACAAGTAATCAATGACTTCGGTGAGAATGTCAAACAGATACTTAGAAACAATATCACAGAGAGCAAGTTCGATAAACGCAAGCTCCGTATGTCTAACATAGGCAAGAAAGATAGACAGTTGTGGTATTCTTACAACGGATACAAGGGTGAGGAGCTTATGCCACACACTAGAATCAAGTTTCTTTATGGTCATTTAATTGAAGAGATGGTACTAGCACTTACTAAACTTGCCGGTCACGATGTGACACACGAACAGAAGCAAGTAGAAGTACAAGGTATCAAAGGTTCAATGGACTGTAAGATTGATGGTGTATTGACTGATGTTAAGTCATCATCACCATATGGTTTCAAAAAATTCAAGGATGGTTCTCTAATTAATGATGACCCCTTTGGATATGTAGACCAAATCAAAGGCTATGCTCACGCTGAGGGTACAACAGATGTAGGTTGGTTAGTTATGGACAAGACCAACGGACACCTGACGTATCTTAAGTATGATATGGCTGATGAATCTCAATGGTACTGGACTAAACTAAACTTCTTCTCGATAGTAGATAGAATCAAAGCTATTAAGAATATAGTTAAGCTCAGTAAACCACCTAAGAGATGCTACGAACCTATCCCGGACGGTAAGTCAGGCAATATGAAGTTACCTGTAGGCTGTAGTTATTGTGCTTACAAGTATGATTGTTGGGATGGACTCAGGACATTTGTATATGCTAATGGACCGAGGTACTTAGTTGAAGTTGAGAACTTACCTAATGTAATAGAGGTAGATAAAGATGGCAACAAAGTTTCGCAGTAAGCTAGAGAAAGAATGTGCGGAAGCACTGGGCAGAGAGTGGAAGTATGAGCCTTGTAGGATTGCATATACGATACGAAAGAACTACACCCCTGACTTTGTTAAGGGTAAGTATCATATAGAAGTTAAAGGGTTCTTTAGGAGTGGTGACAGACAGAAGTATAAATCAATTGCTGAGCAGTTAAGTTTTGAAGGTAAAGATTTAATATTCTTGATGCCACGACCCGATTCCAAAGTAGCCAAGGGTAATAAGATTACTTATCGACAGTGGTGTGATAAGTATAATATTAAAATATTTTCAACTAAAGAAATTAAGGAGCTTAAGAAGTGGACGAAGATAAAATAAATCCTAACCATTATAAGCAGGGTAATATTGAGGTCATAGACTTTATCTTAGACCAAGATATGGATTACCTAACCGCCTCTATAACTAAATATATCTGCCGATGGCGATTCAAGAATGGCATAGAGGACTTAAAGAAAGCTCGATGGTTCTTAGATAAACTTATAGAACACGAGGGAGGACAGTATGGCTCTAACTTTAAATGAATTAAAAGAGCGTATTGTTAATGTAGGACTAGACCCTTGTACTCTGTGTGAGGTATTGGATATAACAACAGAAGATATCTTACACGAGTTCGAGGATAAATTAATGGACAAGAGAAAGGAGTTTGAAGATGTTGATGATAACGACTGAGAACTTTATCCTAATGATGGTAGCAATCTTAGCACTAGGGTCAGTAATGATATGGAGACACGGTTCTAGATGTTATGACAGAGGGATAACTGATGCGATACTTATGCACAGAAGCGGAAGACTTAAATATAATACTTACTTAGATGACGATGGAAAGAAAATGGTAAACATCGAAATCGACCCACTGGAGGATGAATGAATAAATTACCAAATGATTACCAAAACTTTATTGCACTTAGCAGGTACGCAAGGTGGCTACCTGAGAAGAAGCGGAGAGAGACTTGGAAAGAAACTGTAGCACGTTACTTCGATTTTATGGAAACACACCTTATAGAGAATACTAAGATAGGAGAAGTTACAGAAAAACTAGACCCAAAAACTAGGAAGATACTTGAGGATGCGGTATGTAACTTAGAAGTTATGCCTAGTATGAGAGCTCTTATGACCGCAGGTCCGGCTCTTGCTAAGAATAATATAGCAGGATATAACTGTGCTTATCTTAGTGTAGACCACCCTAAAGCATTTGATGAGTGTCTATTTATATTGATGCACGGTACTGGCGTAGGGTTCAGCGTAGAGAGACAACACGTCAATAAACTACCTGATGTTCCTGAGACTATGGTAGATGTAGA